GGGGCGGCCGGGGGCGGAAAAAGTTTCGCTCTTCTTGCTGACCCTCTCCGTTATTGTCACAACCCTAACCATCGGGGGCTTCTTCTACGCCGCACTCTCGATGAATTGACTGAACTCATATCAAAGTCGAAACAACTGTATCCCAAAGCGTTTCCCGGTGCCGTATTCCGTGAAAGTAAGTCGACGTGGGTCTTCCCCTCTGGAGCGACCATATGGTTCTCGTATCTCGACAAAGACAAAGACGTCACTCGATACCAAGGGCAAGCATTCAACTGGATAGCAATCGATGAAATTACCCAGTATCCCACCTCCTACGTTTGGGACTACCTACGGTCACGTCTCCGTTCAACAGACCCAGAGCTCTCCCAGAATCTCTCAATGCGGTGTACAGCCAACCCCGGCGGTGTCGGAGGCTGGTGGGTCAAGAAAATGTACATCGACCAAGGAGACCCCGGTAAGCCATTCATTCCCACCGACATGGAGTCAGGAAAGCCATACGTATACCCTGAGGGACATGAGAAAGCAGGCAAGCCGCTGTACTGGCGAAAGTTCATCCCAGCTAGACTTACAGACAACCCGTACCTTATGCGGGACGGTCAATACGAAGCAATGCTCCTCTCCCTACCAGAAGTGGAGCGAAAGCGTCTACTCGAGGGAGACTGGGATGTTGCAGAAGGTTGCGCTTTCCCAGAGTTTAACAAGATTAAGCACTGCGTTGATCCTTTCGACTTACCAACCAACTGGCCGCGAATCCGTGCCGCTGACTACGGTTATGCAAGCCCTTCGTGCGTACTCTGGGGTGCAATCGATTGGGACAACAACATATGGGTCTATCGAGAACTTTACGTAAAACACTTTACAGCAGAGCAACTTGCCGCTAAAATATTAGAAATGGAAGAGTACGATCCTGCTCCACACTATGCTGTACTCGATTCATCGTGTTGGAACCGTACAGGATACGGGCCTTCCATAGCAGAAACAATGATAAGAATGGGGTGTAGATGGACGCCCTCTGATCGTAATAGAATTTCCGGTAAAATGGAAGTACACCGCCGTCTCGCCGATAATGAATTTACCGAAGAGCCTACTGTCAAGTTTTTCAACACTTGTACAAACATAATAAAACAGCTAGCTGGAATACCTCTATCAAAAACAAACTCTGAAGATGTAGACACGAAAGCAGAAGACCACGCATACGATGCGTTGCGTTACATGCTAATGACAAGAACATCAGGCTATGTCTCCATCCATAAGTCACTTAACGATATTAAGAATAGCACATTCCAGCCACAGGATACAGTATTCGGATACTAAATGGCAAGTAGAATCGATAGAAAAGAAAGCTTCACCGAAATACTCGAGATCAACGGAGAACCGTTTGATCCGCGTAAGCATACCCTGCGGGAGTATGCACATGAGTATGCCAAAACTCTAGGTGAAGAGCAAGCAAAGAATTTTATCCGTACCTTTACCGGCACACGGAGTAAGATCGGTAAGCACTTTGCGGAGTACGCCGATGCTCCTCTTGTCAAACTTTTAAACGAAAGTATCGAAGACGAAACAAACCCTCTCGTACTCGCGTACCAGAGCACTGATGCTGTTAACACAAAACGTGCCGTATACTCTCAGGTAAAGGGTCTCGAGTATAATATCTCCGCGGCTCTCGACCGTTTAAACATTCGTGCAGAAGAATTTGCGGATGGTGTCCCATCTTTAATCGCACGAGTTAGTTTACCAGATAAGCCTGCGGCAAAGGGAGCTCGTTACCAGTACGATCCCGGTGCCGTAGGAAAACTACAGTACGAGATGGTACAGCACGGTAAGGCAAATCCTGCTGATGTTCCTGTACTTCGTGCTCTTGCTATGCTAATGAGTACAGGGTTTCGCCCCGGTGAAGTTGCGAACATGCCGATATCGGCTCTCGTAGCACCACGTAGAAACAGCGCATCGTTTGGTATTTACTTACCTACGGACACCCCCGGTGTGAAAATGGACGCGGCTCTTAACGTGCCTGCTGGTCCTCGTGAATTTGCAATTATGCAAAAAGCACTTGAATTCAAAGCGAGCTTGGGAGAAGAAGTTGCCGGTTTAAATGACAATATGTTTGTCAATGCTGACGGCTCTCCTATCACTACTTCACAAATGACAGGGGTTCTCAAGAAACTCAAAGTTCCGGGGATCATGTTTGATACGGTGACGGGTAAGGATGTGGATTTCTTACAAGAGTCTTACGATCTACGTCGACTACACGCAACAACTGCGTATACTTTGACAACAGACCCTGTCAGAGCCGCGGCGGCACGTGGACGTGCAATTGGGGCAGTAGCCGCGGGAGCAGGAGCAGAAGGACAGTACATTTCGCCTCGTTCAGGTTTTTACCGACCAGAACAACTCGGTTTTCACATTGCACTCGACGACTATTACATGACTGCGTACCTCAATGAGGTAGCTCGTCGTGGTGATCCGGTTCCAATTGAGGGTATTAGCGAAGCGGACTGGGAAAAGTTTCAGGTTGAAGCAGGACGATCTAACGTAGACATTCTTCCTCCGAATGTACGCCTTGACTACTCATTCGACATGCTCGAAGACGGCACCATTAAGTTTGTAGAAAAAGCCGCACCTATCGATATGCAAGGTGGAATTGCATCCGATTTCCAACTAACAGTAAAACACACAGGTGCACCAGCCCTATCTGCACCGACACCAACAGGACCAGCGAGTCCTGAAGTACTCAACTCACTATGGGACGAGGTTCTCGATACGTTTGAAGACGGAAAGTCTCTACCGAGCCCCGATACTCTCAAGAATACAGGAAAGTTAGGACTGGTCACTGCGTTGACAGGAGCGTCTTTTGCCGAGGGGATGAGTGAAGCTGAGGCACAAGGATACGGAACTGCGGGGCAAATCGCAGGCGGTGTAGCAAGAACGGTAGTTGATGTCGCAGAACCAGTAGCGGTTAGTTTTGCGATGGGGCAGTTGGGCCGTCCTGAAGATCTTGGCGACGGTGCACGTCCGGGTCTGGGCCCTGTTGAAACAGACTTCACTAGAAAACTAGCCGTTCAAGAATTAGATAGAGAGCAAGCAACAATTGCCGAGCAAATGAGTCGTATCCAACAGTACGACGAAAGACAAAAAACAATCGATGAACAGATGTCACGGATATCAGAGTATGATAAGCGCAACAAGCCTGACATCGAAATTAAATATCCCCAAGGAGAATAACAATGAAATACGACGCATCAGCAATCATGAACGCTGACAAAAAAGGTATCGACTACAACTGTGGTGAAAACAACCTTGTTCGTCAAGGTCTTGAGTTTGACACACGTGCAAAAACAGACGTCTTGATTGAAGACATGCCTAAAAAGCAGACAAAGCCTACAGTAACTGGTGAGATTGACCGCCTAGCTGGCGATACGAGCCTTTACTCTTAATTAAGGTAATTTAACATGGCTGAAGGGTTCCTCGAAGAGCCGAATGACGCGCAGGTAGATGTCCGTGATGCCGCGGAACAAATGCCGGGGCTAGCTGGACACATCCAAGCTAAGTTTGAAGACGCTGAAAATGGTCGCCGTACATTTGAACAACGGTGGCTACAGGCTTACAAAAACTTTCGTGGCATTTACGATTCTAGCACACAGTATCGAGATTCTGAGCGTTCGAGAGTATTTATCAAGATTACAAAGACCAAGGTCCTCGCGGCCTACGGTCAAATCATTGATATTCTCTTTGCGAATAAGAAGTTTCCTATTGTTGTAGAATCTACGCCTATTCCAGAAGGTATAGCTGAGTTTGCAAAACTCCCTTCACCTGTTGATCAAATCCTAGAAGATCCTTACGGGTACCCCGGAGATGGTCGAGACGAAGATAGAGGTGCCCGTCTAGGCCCCTACGAGGCCACAGGAGCGACTGAAGGACGTTCCCGCCTAGGGGAGCCTCAAGTCGAGCCAGCGGCCGAGTCAGCGCGTCTCATGGAGAAACACATACACGATCAGCTCTTAGACACAAATGCTGTGAATGTTATGCGACATGCAATCTTCGAGTCTTCCTTGTTAGGGACAGGGATTGTAAAAGGACCTTTTAACTTTTACAAGAATGTTCACAAGTGGGAGCGTGGAGAAGACGGTTCTCGCACGTACTCTCCGATGGAGAAGGTCGTACCCCGTATTGAGCACGTGTCTTGTTGGGACTTTCACCCAGACCCTTCTGCAACAAGTATAGAAGACTGTGAGTACGTTATTCAGCGGCATCGCATGAACCGCCAGCAGTTGCGTAATCTCTTGCAAGTACCGTATTTCAACCCTGATGCGATTGAAAACGCAATCATCAAAGGGCCAAACTACGAGGATAAGTACTACGAGGATACTATCCGCGAGGATGATACTGAGCCGTACTACCAAGAGAATCGATATGAAGTCCTCGAGTACTGGGGTGTCTTAGACGCTAAGTTTGCACGTGAGGTAGGTCTCGATTTACCTGAGGCTGTTAGCGAGCTAGACCAAGTACAGATTAACGCTTGGGTATGTGGTAGTGAAGTTCTTCGTTGTGTACTCAACCCCTTCACCCCTGCGCGTATCCCATTCCACGCTTTTCCGTACGAAGTGAATCCTTACCAATTATGGGGCGTTGGCGTTGCAGAAAACATGGAAGACGCTCAGATGCTGATGAACGGTCACGTTCGTATGGCGATTGATAACTTAGCTCTAGCAGGCAACCTCGTCTTTGACGTGGATGAAGCATCGCTTGTCCCCGGTCAAAACTTCGATATTTTCCCCGGCAAAGTCTTTCGACGTCAATCAGGAGTTACAGGTACAGCGATTAACGGGCTCAAGTTCCCTAATACCGCACCTGAAAACATTCAAATGTACCAGATTGCGCGTCAACTTTCGGATGAAGAGACTGGAATCCCGAGTATCATGCACGGTCAAACCGGAGTAACAGGTACAGGGCGTACATCTTCTGGTTTATCTATGTTGATGAATGCGGGAGCGCAGTCTGTCAAAACTGTAATTAAGAATATTGACGACTACTTGTTAAAGCCTCTCGGGGAGTCTTACTTCCAGTGGAACATGCAGTACAACGATAGTAGTCCGGATATTATTGGCGATCTCGAAATTAAACCTCGCGGAACTGCGGCGGTAATGCAAAAAGAAGTACGCTCTCAGCGACTCACAACGCTCTTGCAAACAGTCGCCAACCCAATGCTCGCACCATTTATCAAGCTACCTAATCTTGTACGTGAGCTGGCTATTGCTCAAGACATTGATCCCGATCAACTTGTCAACGATTTAAATGAAGCGCAATTGTACGCTGAAGTTTTAAAAGGACTACAGAATGCTCAACAAGGAACAGGCCCAGAAGGTGGGCCCGCTGGTCAACCATCCACAGGCATGGGAGGCCCTGAGTCAGTACCTGCTGGACCTTCACCAGTTGACGCTTCGGGGGTTGGTAACGGCACAATCGGAACGGGAAATGTTCCAGTTGCAGGGGAAGATGGCTTTACTGGACAACCTCCAGAACCTCAAGGATAACCATCGTAAGGTAATCGAAGCAGATGGCTAGGAAGTTTAGCGTATTCAATGCAGTGATGCAGGCCGCGGCAAGACGAAATGCTATGGTCCCGATGGAAGCTCTCAAGCCCACGGTTAGTGAGGCTTTGGAAAAGGGAGGCGATGACGCATCTCGACGTCAACCGGGGGGTGCAACTCCTATGGGGGCATACACAAGTCCTTTTGTCACTGACAGCTCTGCTTCCTACGGTGCTATTGGGTCTAGTGCCCCCGTTAATTTAACGCAAAATCCAGAACTACGAAACGTCCCCGGAATGGAGAGAATGAGTCGGGCAGAAGCGGCAGTGCGTAGCCCGATATCTACGTATGGGCCTACTTCGGGAACAGCCTTAGAAGGAACATTTGCTGAAGATGTCGTAGAGAATATTCTTGCAGGTGTCCTCCCTCTAGGCATGGGCTCTCTGATGCATGGGGAAACAATTGCAGGCTTAACCAAGGATCAAACTTTTAATATTCCCGGCGGCGTTTACGGGATGGCGGCTCGAGCAAACTTAGAGAATCACTTTAATGTAGCGACTAAGATAAACGCAGGAGAGCCCGGATACCATCAATTTATGCTGGGCAATAATGTTGTATCTATTGTCCCTCAGACAGTGCTGGGCAAACATGTTGGGTTTGCCGCTCTCGGTACAAATGCAGGACCTCAAAGTTTAAACCAGTACGCCGCAATGTACGGCTACGACCCAAGAACTGTAGACTTTTTTAAAGATCCAGATCAAAAAGAATTTGGCATAGAGCTCGATGGGTTTATTCCCGGTGCGGGCGGTTTCGCAAAAGATGATGGTAAGTTTATTTCTGTTACTGGAGAGGTAATGGAAGCCCCACGGGATTTTGAAGCACATATGGGTCTCATTGCAGATGTGTACGGTAAAGAGGCCGCTATAGATACCTTATCCCGTAACACTAGCTTATCTCAAGAAGTACGGGATCGTATGTCTTCAGCAGTTATGTCTGGAGAATTGGGTGCAAAAGAATACAAGAATGCTCAGGGCGAAACCGTAGGTTATGGAACAGGCACTGGCGGAATAGTTACAGATAAGAACGGTAATCCTGTTACAAGTGGAGAAGATCGTAGCCCTGTTACTTTTGGAACGGGATCTATTACTCCCGCACAGCTACAAGTTATTCGAAGAGAAGCTGAATACGACCGTCAAGAAGCAGAGCAAGGAGCACTTCCAGCACCTGTAGTCGGAACACAGGTTGTCGATACTGGTGGCGATGGGGGTGGCACAGAATTTACTACAGTCTCTGGTCGCGGCACAACTAACTTTAACACAAGTGACTACTCTTCGCGTGGAGAAACTTTCTTTGCAGAGGGGGGGCAAGTTCCTTCAGCATCCACAGTTCCGCAAGGTGAAGCTCCGGTTGTTCAACAAGCTGGCTTTATCGGCGGAGAACCAGAAGAATTACCGGAAGGAATGACCGTTGCAGACGATGTCCCTGTAGACGTCCCTGAAGGAACTTTTGTCCTTAACGCGGCGGCTGTTGAGTTTATGGGTTCGGCAGACGTCAAGAAGATGATTCTTGAAGCGATTGCTGAGGCGGAGCGTCAAGGGATTGACATAAATCAGAAAAACGATAAAATACCTAAAGAAGACCTTGTTTCTCTTGTAGTTTCAAAAGGCGAGGTTCTTATACCCCCTGAGTTAGCTAAAGTTATCGGTTACGACAGACTTAATAAAATAAATAACCGCGGTAAAGCAGAGACTCAAAAACGTATCGAAGAAAATGGTCAGGCAGAACCTGAAGCTCCGAAGCCTAAAGTTTTACAGCAAGCCGCCCTCGGTGGTATGCAAGTTCCCCCCGAAGAAACCGAAGGATTTGTCGGAAAGCCATCCTCCGACTACGAGCAAGAGCAACTCAACCTCAGTGCTCTCGAAGCTGTAGAGGCTACAAAGTATGATGCGTACGTACCAGCAGGAAACCCAAACTCAGGAGTTACTATTGGTCGCGGCGTAGACTTAGCGTATCACTCTTCAGACGATTTTAAAAGAGCAGGTGTGTCGGATGACGTGATCGAAGTACTTTCGCCTTTTATGGCGACAGGACAAGGTAAGTACGGTCCGCGAGGTGCTCAAGCAAAGAGCGCACTAAAAGAAGTGCCTCTGACTGCCGAGCAAATTGAGGTATTCAGCAAGCAAGTCTACGATAAAAAGTGGAATGAGTTTAAAGAAAAATACCCTGAATACACTCAAGTCAATCCTAAAGACGTAGCGGTATTATTTTCTCACTATTATGTTAGGGGGGATGAAGCTTTTGGAAATGAAGACAAAAACATAAAAGCTAATTACGTCACATTTAAAAATGTCTACCAAGAAACTGGAGACATTATTGAAGCAACGCAAAGAGGGTTACTAGATATAATACCGAAGGGTAACGCGGAGTACAACCGCGCATTCAACGTGATGAACTGGTACCTTACCTCAGACGATCAAGAATTACTCAACAAGACGCCCGGACAGCAAGCCGCATACACACGTAGTATGCTGGAAGCGTTTCAGCGGCGAGAAGAGCTCGACAATGCACCCGCGGGATTCATTCCCCCTCGGAGCAAAGAGATTTAACGGCTACCCAGCAATCCCGCTGGCCCCGTGAACACCTACGGCTACCCTCTGCCAGAGGCCCCGTGAGATAGGAGTGAAAAATGGCAAAACCAAAAGGGCATCGCGCCAATAAAGCCAATGACAACTTTGGCACTATTAACAACGACCAACTATATCGCGGTAAGTATCGAGAAGAAGTTTACCAAGATGATGACGAAGTAGTAGAAGCTACGGACCCCTCTGAAGAAGAGGCTACTCCAGAGCAAGAAGCAACCTTCGCAGAACCGCAACCGGAGTCAGATACTGACTACAAAAAGCGGTACGACGATTTGAAGCGTCATTATGACACGAAGCTATCTGAGTGGAAAAAAGAGAAAGAAGAACTTTCTGCCGCACAGCAAGCAGGCCGAGATAGTGGCCTTAGCACATCAGAACTGCCAAAAACGGCAGAGGAGCTAGAAGACTTTAAGTCTAAGTATCCGGATGTGTATGCAATCGTTGAAACGGTATCAACCATACAGGCAGAGTCTAAATTAAACTCTTTACAGGGCGAAATTGAAACTCTCAAAAAACGTGAGAAGGACTTAGAAGTACAGTCTGCGTACAAGCAACTTGTTGCTAATCATCCAGACTTTCCTGAATTAAGAAACGACAAAGCGTTTTTATCTTGGTTAGATGACCAGCCTGCATCAATATCAGACGGTATTTACCGAAACAATACTGACGCAAACTGGGCAAGCCGCGTTGTTGATCTATACAAAGCTGACAAAGGCATTAAGAAAACACGGAAAACTTCCCGTGATGCCGATCCGGCAGTAGCAATAACACGAACTACATCTAGGGATGTCGTTGGAGAAGCTAGCTCGGATAAAAAAATATGGAAAGCTTCCGAAATCGGTAAATTGAAGCCGTGGGAATTCGAAAAGATCGAAAAAGAAATCGATGCCGCACGTGCTGAAGGCCGAATTGATTACAGAGCATAACTTTAAAAACAACCTATCTATCTCATAAGGAAGGGTAACAAAATGGCTTTTGATAGCGCATCAGGTTATAACAACCTCCCTTCAGGTAACTTTACACCGGAAATTTTTTCCCAGAAAGTCCTGAAGTTTTTCCGTCGCGCCTCTGTTGTAGAGGATATCACAAACACTGATTATGCAGGTGAAATCGAAAACTACGGTGACACTGTTCGCATCATCAAGGAACCTACAATCACTGTGTCTGCGTACTCACGTGGTGCTGTGGTCAACCCACAAGACCTCGCTGACGACCAGATCACAATGGTTGTTGACCAAGCGAATGCTTTCGCGTTCAAGATCGACGACATCGAAGAACGTCAGTCACACGTTAACTTTGAAGCGTTGGCTACATCTTCAGGTGCGTTCTCTCTGAAGCGTAAGTACGATGCTAACGTCCTCCAAGCAATGGCTGACGGTGCAGGTAACACAGGTACTGACTTCGGTACTGCGGCATCTCCAATCAACATCTACACAGCGTCAACTAAGGGTGACTCTGCTGTAAACATGATGTTGGCAATGGCCCGTGCTTTAGATGACGAGTCAATCCCAGAAGAAAACCGTTTCTTCGTTGCACCACCTGCTTTCTACGAAGCACTGTTCGGTGCGGGAGCTAAGTTCGCAGAAGTACAGGTAACTGGCGACGCAACTTCACCACTACGTAACGGTCTTGTTATGCAGGGCAACATTGCAGGTATGAACTGCTACAAGTCAACTGCACTCAACAACTCTGGTACTGACGTTGTGACTATCACTTCACAGGACACTACAAACGACTTCGTAGTTCTTGCGGGTCACATGTCTTCTACAGCGACTGCATCACACATCGCTAAGACAGAAGTTGTCCGTTCAACTGACACATTCAGCGACATCGTTCGTGGTCTTCACGTATTCGGCCGTAAGGTCTTGCGTCCAGAAGCCCTCGTACAGGGTGTTGTTGCAACTGCCGCTTAAAGGAGACTTTGAATAATGGCAACTTACGCTGTAACTGATAACGGCAACAACGTAGCCGCTGGTCCTAAAGCTTATGTCCAGCAAGTCGTTGTTGATCATTCTTCAACTAACCTCGGTATCAACGAAGATATCGATCTGTTCAAGATCCCAGCTAACACTCTTGTGATTAGCGTCGGCATCGAGCTCGTCACTGCGGGCTCTAACGCTGGTACTCTTGATGTTGGTGACGGTGACGCCGCTGACACTTGGGTAACGGACCTTGACGCAGATGGTACTGCTGGTATTCAAGAGTTTGGTACTGCTACTAAGTACTACGACTCAGCAGACACTATCGACATGAAGGCAATCACAGCCGCGTTTGACGGAAAGATCCGTGCGTGGGCAGTGATGGTACCTGTAGGAGCTGATGCTACTGCGGCCGCCTTTGCCTAAGTAAGTTGGGGCCTTCGGGCCCCTTCTTTACGTCAGCATCTTACGGGGTGTTGACATAAAGAATTTCATAATATAAAATCTGACCAACACCCGCCGGGGGTAAACCTACTATGTCATGCGGATCTCACCGTGATAAAAAAGCAATGGGTGGCTACACAGAACGATGGCAACGAGCTCGTATGGCGTCTGGTGGAAAGAGCCGTGTCAACGAAGCAGGTAACTACACCAACCCTAAGTTACGTAAAAACATCTTTAACCGCGTCAAAGCAGGTGGAAAAGGCGGAGCTCCCGGACAATGGTCAGCCCGCAAAGCGCAGATGGTAGCGAAGCAATACAAAGATGCCGGTGGTGGATACACAAGCTAATGGCTAAAGCAAAACCCCAACAAGACCTAGATAAATGGACTGCTGAGAAGTGGGGAACTAAGAGTGGTAAACCATCGACGCAAGGCCCGAAAGCGACTGGCGAAAGGTATCTTCCCGAAGACGCAAGAAAAGCCCTCACCCCACAAGAATACGCGGCAACTACCCGAGCAAAACGGGCCGGAAAAGCCGCAGGAAAACAGCACGTAAAACAACCCAAGAAGATTGCGGAAAAGACAGCACGTCATCGCGCCGCAATGGGTGGCTACACACAACGATGGAGTAAAGCACGTGGCAATTGAGTATCGTGGTGAGAAGTTCTCCGGATACAACAAACCGAAGAGAACTCCCAATGGTCCAAAGAAGTTTGCTGTACTAGCAAAGGTAGGCGACAAGGTTCGCCTCATTCGTTTTGGCGATCCCAACATGACAATCAAGAAGTCTGATCCAGAGCGTCGTAAGTCGTTTAGGGCTAGGCACAAATGTGATACTGCAAAAGATAAGCTCACCGCACGGTATTGGAGTTGTAGGAATTGGTAATGAAATACGATATGACAGCACTGGAAGATCAACTCATTGACCATGAAGGTCTCGAGCTAAAGCCCTATCAGTGTACCGCAGATAAGTTGACCATCGGAGTAGGTCGCAACATCGAAGATCGTGGTATCACGGAGGATGAAGCACGTTACCTTCTAAAGAACGATATCAAGATCGTAGAAGATGAACTACTTGAGAAAAAACCCGTGGTTGCTGGACTTGATTCTGTTCGTCAGCGGGTGCTTGTGGACATGGGCTTCAATCTCGGCATCCCAACTTTATTGAAGTTTCAAAATATGTGGGCCGCGATTGAGGACGAAGACTTCGAGCGAGCGGCAGACGAGGCTATGGACAGCCGCTGGGCAAAGCAGGTAGGACGTCGCGCCGAGAGACTCTGTCAGGCGATGGCTACAGGTGAGTGGGTTTGAGTACCCTCAAGTACGTTACCAAAGGTCTTGAAGTTGACGACACGTCTTTAGTAGATGCAAAATCTAGTGATACGGGACTACTGTATCAGTGCCCTTCAAACTTTACTGCTCGAATAACGTTTTTGCACATTTCTAGTGGTGGATCAAACAACAAAAAGATAAGCATTAATTTTAACGATTCATCTGAAAGTGAAGACCATTTACTATTGGATGAACACGCAGTCGATGCAAACACAGAGCACGACGTTGTAGCTGGAGGGTCTGCTCTCTACCTTGACCCCGGTGATGCTCTGCATTGTTTTAAAGAAAGCGGGGGCGACTTTCACGTCACAATCTCTGTTGAAGAAATGTATACACCGGGGCTATAAATGGCATCTACATACTTAGACCTAACCAACAAACTCCTCCGCCGTCTCAACGAGGTTGTACTCGACTCCACAGACTTCGAGGGAGCACGTAACGTACAAGCTCTCGCTAAAGATTCCATCAACTACTCTATCCGTGAAATTCTGTCGTACGTACAGGAATGGCCCTTTACGACGACAACCACGACGCAGGTGCTCACTGCTGGTACGCAAGAGTATAGTTTCCCGTCCGACCTTCACGTTGTCGATTGGGATTCTTTCTTGCTACAGAAAGACGCGGCGTTGTCCACCCCTGTCGATGCGGCAAAGCTCGACGTCATTTCCTACGACGAGTACCAAGAAAAGTACCGCGAGCGGGATGAAAACATGGAGACAACGAGCCGTTCCAAGCCAGAGTACATCTACCGTACTCAACAGACAAAGTTCGGCGTGACACCTCCCCCAGACCAAGCGTACACAATTGAGTACGTCTACAATAACTTCCCGACAGACCTGAGTGCAGGTACGGACACAACCATCATACCCCAGAGGTTTGACCACGTGATTCTCGAAGGAGCAATGGTCTATATGATGCGGTTCCGCTCTAACGATCAGGCAACTCAATACCATACCCAGAAGTTTAAAGAAGGCTTGGAGTTCATGCGTCGTGTACTTCTCGATCCACCAGACTACTTCCGCGCTAACGTGGTGGGCTAATGGATCAGCTACAGGTACAGTCAGTTTCTTGTGCGGGCGGCCTCGATACTTCCCGTGACGTACTGTCGCAAGGACAGCAACAGCCGGGTAGTGCAACACGCCTAATTAACTACGAGCCATCTCTTAACGGTGGCTATCGTCGTATTACAGGCTTTACAAACTCGTATGGTACAGTTACTGGTACAGGTAAAGTTCTCGGTGTTTGCGTAGCCAACGGCGTTAACGATGGTATCTTTGCCTGTCGTAAGCCGTCGTCTGGCAACAACTACTTCCACAAATGGGATGAAACTGCGGAATCGTGGACAGCGATTACCACATCCGGTAGCCCCACCATGACGGGCGTCAACAAGGTCCGCATGATCCCCTACAATATGACGGAGGATCGCATTCTTCTCGTTGACGGGGTAAACCCAGCGGCGTACTACGACGGTACAACGTACACCCAGCTTACACACGCAAACGCTCCGGACGATCCGGCAGTAGGTGTAGTCTTCAAGAACCACGTGTTTTTAGCTGGGGATAGCACAGAACCGTACAACCTGTTTTTCTCTGCTCCCTTTGACGAAGAAGACTTCTCCGCCGCATCCGGTGCTGGGACTATCAACGTCGGTTTCGAGATAACGCAGATCAAGCCTTTCCGTGATGAGTTGTACATTTTCGGTACCAACAACATCAAGAAGCTTGTCGGCACAAGCATCGCGGACTTTCAGATGGGTGAGGTCACAAGTGATCTCGGATGTATCGCCCCCGACAGTGTCATAGAAATTGCAGGGGATTTGCTGTTTTTAGGGCCTGACGGGTTGCGCCCCGTGTCAGGTACTGATAAAATAGGAGATGTCAACTTAGAAACAGTCTCCAAGCCAATTCAGGCTGTCATCTCTGATCTCATCGCCAACCAAGATCTCGATAAGCTTAACTCCGTCGTTGTCCGGCAAAAGTCTCAGTTCAGGCTACTCTTCGAGACAGAAGAAACTCTCGGAATTATCGGGGGCTTACGTCAGAATCAAGGAGGCATCGGCTTCGAGTTTGGACAGCTACTCGGTATCGATGCTTCTTGTGCATCCAGTGGTTACATCGGTAAGACAGAGCACGTTATACACGGAGACTCCGAAGGCAAGGTACATCAACAAGAGTTTGGTACGTCCTTCGACGGCACAGACATTTTCAGCCTATTCCAGACCCCTTTCTATCACTTCGGTGACACAGAGATGCGGAAGGTGTTTTACAAGATCTCTACCTTCTTCCGCTCGGAGGGCACCAACAAC